TTTACAACAGGAACGACCGCAGGTGAATATATAAATGTTACAAAAACAAATGGACAATACCAAGTTTACCAAATAGTGGGTGACCCTAATGTTAGTACGTCTACTAAAGTAGGGTTTATTAAATTCTACCAACCAAACACTAATATTGAAGATTCAACAAATGAAGTTCCGTCATCTTATGAAAATAATTTTACAACAAACTTCTCATTTGTTTGTACGGTACAAGATATCGCACCTTCAAATTATACTATGGTTGTTGAGTATTACCCGAGTGGATTTACAAATAATAAAATTGATTTAGTTGCTAATGTTTCTACATCACCCCAAAATACGCAAACAACAACACAACCAACAAACTTTGTACCTATACCACAAGCTTTACCTAATACTGAAAAATCTTTAGTTGCTGACTTTTTCATAGATAACAATATTGATTTTACAAAAACTAATGTAGAATTACTTTATCCATTAATTAGGTTGTATGTGGAACAAAAAAGGAGTGATTCGAGTTTTGATAAAAATAAATTCACAACATATATTAACAATTATTTGTTAGATAGGTATGACTTGCAAGATAAAATGGTTAATGAAACTTTCAGTAATCTTAATATTATATTAAAAAATATTGAAGTAGATGATGGATTACCAAAAACCGCAATGAATGGGGACGCAACAAAACTTTCACTATATAATACTCTAAAAACATTTAACGATAAATGGATTGCGGGGTCTGATTTAAAAACTGTTACTTTATTTGAAGATTTTCTTTTTATGGATAGGGCTAACTCTGATTTAGGTAATAGTTACACCGTTGATGTTGAAAAGGTAGTAAAACGAATAGGATTGGATACAAATCAAAACCAATCATTAATGTCTTTGATAAGTAGTATATTAGAAGATAATTATTTTATTTTCATGGCAATGCCATCTTACATAAACTTTTATGGTATACAGGAGGCTTTAAAAAATGGAGAACCATTAAAAGATAGTGAAATAGGTAATACTCTTTTTGGTACATATCTTGAAGTTGATTACACAAAATCAAGCCCTAAATTCTTATGTTTATATATTGGGAATCCTTCTGAATACCCAAAACCAAAAGAAAACACGTTTAATAGATTTGGAGACGATAGTTTTGATTTAAGAGTTCCTGATAACCCACTAAGAGTTTCTGACCCTAAAGGAAACTATTCTTTAAATAATAAAGTTGTTGGATTTGCAGTTGATTTTGGAATTAGAAATCAAAACATATTTAAAAGTTTAAGTTTAGATATGTCTGAAATGAAAAATACATCTGAATCTTTCCAAGTTTTTGCCGATATGGGTAGTTCAGTTGCTGGTGATAAGGTTGGGCAACAATCACAGTCTTTATATAGTATTTATAAATCTAGGTCGTACAGTTGTGGGGTAACATCTATGGGTAATGCTATGATACAACCGACAATGTATTTTATATTAAGACACGTACCAATGTTTTATGGTCCTTATTGGATAACGGAAGTAAATCATAACATAAGTGAAAGTGGATTTGATACCGATTTCAAAGGTACCAGAATACCAAAATACGCATTACCTAAAGTTGATAATCTTTTGGCATCCGTAAATAAAGATGTGTTAAGTGAAATAAAGGCAATTGCGGCTAAAGACAAAAAACCTAAACAACCCGAAGTATTAGAATCCGAAAAATTATTAAGTCAAAACCCAACGATAACAACATTAGTAAGTCCACAAAATCAGTGTTCACCTGAGGATATGTTTAAAACAATCCCTTTTGTTGATTTAGTACAAACTACATTTACTAAAGATGAGGTGGTTCCATTAATAAAGGCTGTAACTAATGATGTCAGAATGAGGTCATTGTTGTATGGTTTATTACAAGTGATGCCATCTACAACTTTAAATGATGGGGTATTCAATTGTATAAATAATAACCCATATGAAATTAACACTGGAAATGTATTTAAGGGTAATTTACCAAGTTTGATAACCGCTCAATCGTGTGTATTAATTAACAATAAATCAAAATCATTGGTTAAATTTAATACATTACAAAAATCCATTGAGTTTGTTAATTCTTTTATGTTAAGTTTAATTAATATGATTCCTGAATTAGTTACCATTAATGTAGATACCGATTTAAATAGAAGTTATGGAAAGGCACTTTTTCAATTAGCATTTACCACTTGGTTAACACCAATTGCTTTTGGCCCACCAGAATTAACGGCAACTGAAATTATGGATAAGACAAAACTAGCGTTTACTGATAAAGATGGAAATATTTTACCATCATACAACCAAACTGTTGAAATTTTTACCCAAGCCTACGAACTTTTTAACAATTAACAATAACGATATATTTATATATAAAACAAATTATGGATATGAAAGGACTTTTAGACGATTATCTTAAAAAAGATACAAGAATTACAAAAAAAGATAGTGGTAATGGTTACCAAGAAGTTTGTGATTTAGACACAGGGGATTGTTATACTATTAGAATGAAAGATGGACTAATAGAAAGAGTTGACAATACTCTTAAAACAAATAGAACATTAAAAGTTGAAACACCACAAGGGGTTAAAACATTACTAAACGGGTAAAGAATAATCAAAATGAATACAGAAAAAAAAATATTAGAAGAGTTAAGAAGATTTAATCAAATTAATTCTTATATTTTAAATGAACAGGCGGAAGTTCCGGCACCCGAAGGTGATGTTCCACCGGTTCCTGATGCGGGAGCACCCGAAGGTGGTGTTCCACCGGCAGGAGACATAGCTCCACCGGCAGGAGAAGCCGCACCAGCGGGCGAAACTCCACCGGCAGGTGATGCAATTCCTGAACCGGTAGATGTTGAAAACGACCCGGATGTTGAGGAAGTTGGAGGTGAAAAAACTCAAGATGAAGAAACTGAGGAAATTGATATCACTGACCTTGTAACTTCACAACAAGAAATCCAACAAAAACAAGATGAGTTTATGGATAATATGTTTTCTAAATTAGACGACTTATCATCAAAATTAGAAAACATGGACCAAATCATGTCTAAGATAAATGACTTAGAAGCTAAATTTGATAAGTATAGAGAGAAAACACCTGAAGAGAAATTAATGTTACGTTCTTTAGATTCTTATCCTTATAATCAAAAACTAACAGATTTCTTCCAAGATAAAGAAGAAGAAATGGAAAAAACTGGAAAAAATGAATATGTTTTAACATCTGACGAAGTTGAAAACTTTTCCCCAAACGAGGTAAAAAAAACATTTAATATTTACGATAAGGAAGAAGATAATATGTAAGAAACATAAAAAAAATAATGTAATAAAAGAGGGGGTTCTGCCCCCTTTTTTTATTTGACAAACTTAAATATTCACCTATATTTGTTGTAGATAAAAGAGTAATAATTAAAAATTTATTTATGGCAAATTCAGTATTAGATTCAGTACTAGCACAGTACGAAAAGAACGCACAACCAGGTGGTTCACAGAGAACAAGTATCTCACAAGAAGACAGATTAAAGAAGTATTTTTCGGCAATCTTAATGAAAAACGAAACTTCTGCACAACGTAGAGTTCGTATCTTACCAACTAAAGATGGTTCGTCACCATTTGTTGAGGTTTGGTATCACGAAATCCAAGTTAACGGACAATGGGTTAAATTATACGACCCTGAGAAAAACGACAACGAACGTTCTCCACTTACAGAAGTTTATAACGAACTTATCCAAACGGGTAAAAAAGAAGACAAAGAATTGGCATCACAATACCGTTCACGTTTATTCTACATTGTTAGAGTAATTGACCGTGACAACGAACAAGATGGTGTTAAATTTTGGAGATTCAAACACAATTACAAAAACGAAGGTATTTTGGATAAAATCCTTCCTATTTGGAAAGCTAAAGGTGATATCACAGACGCTGAAAAAGGACGTGACCTAATCATCGAACTTAAGAAAGCTAAAACTCCACAAGGAAAAGAGTATACCGTAATTCAAACGGTTATGTATGACGACCCAGCATTACTTCACGAAGATAAAGGAATCATGAGTGGATGGTTGGAAGATGAGTTGACATGGAATGATGTATATTCTAAAAAACCTGTTGAGTATTTAGAGGCGGTTGCAGTTGGTGAGACACCAATGTGGTCATCTGAACTTAAAAAATATGTTTACGGTGAAACTGCAGACATTTCTCTTGGGGGAGCAAAACAAGAAACACCAACCCCTGTTGACCCACAAGCAAACGAAGAACCGGCAGAAGATTTGCCATTCTAATTAAACTTTAACTTGGACACTCAGACAGACTAAGTGTCCAAGTTTTTTAAAATCAAAAAAAAATGAAACCTTTTTTAGCTGAAAAATTAAAAGACGCTCTTATAAAAAAATATGAAGCAGAGATTGCAGATGCAGAAGCAAGACTTTATGTTTATTTTGTAAACCCTGTTGGGATTGGAGAGCACCCACAACACACCGAAGAAATGGATAATTTAGTTACACAACTTACAGACGCAAAAGACAAGTTGGAGACTATAACAAATTTTAAAATTTACGAACTATAATGGCTATTAAAAAGAACGATTTTAGTTCACTAAAGAAAAAATTCTCTACATCTGCAAAGTACAAACCTCAAAGATTCTTTGATTTAGGTTCTGATTTTTTAGATGCGGTTGGTTTACCAGGTCCTGCGATTGGACACTTAAATATGTTATTGGGTCACTCCGATACAGGAAAAACAACAGCACTTGTTAAAACCGCTGTCGATGCACAAAAGAAAGGTATTTTACCTGTGTTTATTATTACAGAACAAAAATGGTCTTTCGAACATGCAAAGATAATGGGATTTGAATGTGAAGAAGTTGTTGATACTGAAACGGGTGAACTTGATTGGGACGGATTCTTTATCTTTAATAACAACTTTGAATACATCGAACAAATTACAGATTACATTAATAGTTTGTTAGATGCACAAGAAAAAGGTGAATTGGATTATTCATTATGTTTCTTGTGGGATTCAGTTGGTTCTGTTCCTTGTAAGATGACTTATGAAGGTAAAGGTGGTAAACAACACAACGCTTCTACATTGGCAGACAAGATTGGTATGGGTATTAACCAACGTATTTCAGGTTCACGTAAATCTGATTCTAAGTTTGAAAATACTTTAATCATCGTAAATCAGCCGTGGGTTGAATTACCTGATAATCCATTCGGTCAACCTAAAATTAAAGCAAAAGGTGGTGAAGCAATTTGGTTAAACTCTTCTTTGGTTTTCTTATTTGGAAATCAAAAAGGTGCGGGAACGACAAAGATTACCGCAACCAAAGACAAGCGAACGGTTAAGTTTGCATCAAGAACAAAAGTATCCGTTATGAAAAACCACATCAACGGACTTGGGTTTGAAGATGGAAGAATAATTGTAACACCACATGGTTTTCTTCCTGGTAAAGATACAACTGAGGAGAAAGCATCCATTGAAAAGTATAAGAAAGAACATGCTGAGTATTGGAAAGAGATAATCGGAGTTGATGGTGACTTTGATTTGAAAGCAGAAAGAGAAG